AACAACCAGGGCAGGGCACCACTGCCCCCCATCAAGTTTGCAGAGCTGTCAGAGGCTCTGCTTTCGCGCATCGACACACTGGTGCCTGCATGGCTGCCGGGTGGCGTGACGCGTGGCCACGAATACGTGTGCGGATCGCTGCAAGGCGGCTCGGGCACCAGCTGCAGCATCAACCTGACCACCGGCCAGTGGGCTGACTTCGCCAGCGACGAAAAAGGCGGCGACCTGATCAGCCTGTATGCCGCCATGCACGGCCTGCCCATGGGCAAAGCGGCCCTGCAAGTGGCGCGTGACGAAGGCCTCGAAGATGTGGCCGGCGTGCAGCGCGATGCCAACCACCAACGCCCTGAGCGCCCCGAGCCACCACCCGCCAAAGCCAAGGCCCCGCGCTCTGACGAAGGCTGGTCCACTGTGGCCCCGGTACCGGCTCACGCGCCTGCCCCTACATTCAGGCACCAGCATCGTCAACCCGAAGACATCGCCCGCACCTCTGTGTATGAGGTGGATGGCGATGTGTGGGGCTACGTGGTGCGCTTCACCACCTCAACCGGTGGCAAAGACGATTTGCCTTACACCTGGTGCCAGTCCAGCAAAGACGGCACACAGGGCTGGCGTTGGAAGACGTTCGACGAGCCCCGCCCCCTCTACCTGCCCGGCAAAGCCCTGCCCAATCCCGACCAAACCGTGGTCTTGGTCGAGGGCGAGAAGAAAGCCGACATCCTGCAAGCCTGCCTGGACGCTGGCGCCCCCGGCATCTACATCGTGGCCAGCTGGCCCGGTGGCTGCAAGGCATGGGCCAAGGCATCGTGGGACTGGCTGCAAGGTGCCACCGTGCTGGCTTGGCCAGACTGCGACAGCAAGCGCGAAAACCCCACAGCCAAAGAACTGAACGAGTGCGCCGACGAAGCCGCACGCGACATACTCAAGGGCACCATGCCCTTCAAGCCCGCTCACAAGCAACCCGGCATGGCCGCCATGATCGGCATTGGCCACCTGTTGACCGACACGCACGGCTGCACGGTGCAGCTGCTGCCCATCCCCGCCCCTGGACTCGTGCCCGATGGCTGGGACGCTGCTGACGCGATCCAGACCGACGGCTGGGGCTTTGATGAGGTCATGCAGTTCTTTGGTCGCGCTGGCCCGCTGCCCGCGCTCGATGGCCAAGCCCCTGCCACCCCTGCCGCTGTGGCCGATCCCGAAAAAAAAATCGATCCCCCTGTTGGCACAAATGCCGGTGATGATGCCGCCGCCAGTGGCGACTTGCCTTGGTGGCTTAAGCCCTATTGGGACGCAGTCAAGGGCCGCTGGAACGTCTCGCGCAAAACCGTAATAGCGGCCCTGCGTCACGATCCCTTGCTGGCCAACTGCATTGGCTTCAACCAGCTGAGCAACAACATGGAATTGCGCCAAGACTGGCCTTTCTCGCAGGGCAAGGCTGGCCGCATTAAGGGCACCACAGACCTGCTGCTGGGCGACTGGCTCAGCAAGCAATACAAGCTCCCCGCCATCACCCGCCAAGCCATCACCGAGGCCATGGAAACTGTGGCCCACGAAAACGCATGGCACCCGATCCACGATTACCTTCAGGGCTTGACTTGGGACGGCACACCCCGCCTCGACAAGTGGCTGGTGTGGACGCTAGGCGAGACCCCTGAGAGCCTTGGCCCCGTCATGGTTGAATACTTTGGCTTGGTGGGTCGTTATTGGCTGCTGGGCATGGTCAACCGCGTCATGGAGCCCGGCTGCAAGTTCGACTACTGCCCCGTGCTGGAAGGCCCCGGCGGCTTGGGCAAATCCAGCATGGTCGAGGTCTTGGCCAGCACCGCGTGGTACAGCGACACCCAGTTTGAGATTGGCAAGGGCAAAGAATCCAGCGAGCAAGTCGGTGGGGTGTGGGCCATCGAGCTGGGCGAAATGTCGGCCATGGGAAAAGCCGAGGTCACCGCCGTCAAGGCTTTCATCACCTCCAAGGTAGACCGGTACCGCCCGGCTTATGCCCGCACCATCGAAGAATTCCCGCGCCAATGCGTTTTGGTGGGCACCACCAACGAAAACACCTACCTGCGCGACCGTACAGGCAACCGCCGTTTCTGGCCCATCCCCGTCAAGCAACCCATCAAAACCAGCTGGCTTGCCCGGTGGCGCGACCAGTTGTTTGCCGAGGCCTACGCCCTCTACCTGGAAGGCAAGCCCTACACCCCGTCACGCGAACAGGAAGAACGCCTGTTTGTGCCCATGCAAGAAGCAAGGCTGATCGAAACCGCTGTCACCAGCGAGCTGCTCACCGTGCTCACCCGCGAACCCGGCAAGGGCACCTATGCCGACATCGTCAACAACCTCACCGACTTTGTGACCATCGACATGCTCTGTCATGCCTTGGGCGCAGACGCAGGCAAAGCACCTGCAGGCATGCAAACCGAGGTGCGCACCTGGATGAACAGCGCTGGCTGGAAATACAAAAAGGTGCAGCTCAACGGTGTGCGCCGTGCAGGCTGGGTCCGGCCCAAGTGCTGGCCTTTCCCTGAGTCCGACGAAACTCAAGCGACCCCTGACGCAGCGTCAGCGAGTGCCTTGCCCATCACAGGCTCATTCACAGACGATGCGCCTTTCTAAGCCCAACCCCTCAACCCTGCCCACGACGCTGAATGGCGCTCGTGTGGTGGTTTCATGCCCAAAGCGGGCATGGGATGCAGATCGCACAGCGCCGCACGGCTGCTGCCACCACGCCAGCGAATGGATGCGCGTGCTGTCCTCTATGCCCTGAGTGTCCAAGTGTCCACCTGTCCTGCGCCCTGCATAGAGGGGCTGCAGCAGCCATAGGGCCCCACTTTAGGGGTTCCGCCGCTGCATGGTCAGGTGGGTGCACAGGCACACACACCTGCAGGCGCAGGCGTGCAGGCAGGCGCACACGCTCACGCGCGCTCGCGCATCGCGCAATTTCATTTAATTACCTTTATAAGTGGAGAAGAGGACAGATGGACACTTTCAAGACCCCAATGAAATCGGCTGCAGAAGTTGAGGCAGTGATCGCCACCATCAAGACCCAGATGCCCGAGACGTACAAGAGCATCAAGGCCAAAGCCGAGACCCTTGGCCAAGCCACTTATGCCCTGGTGCGTGCAGGCATCAAAGGCCAGCCCAATTGCTTCTACGCCTTCGAGCGCGGCCACATTGTGGGCACTCCCTTCACCCTCACTGAGATCGCCCGCGATGTGGCCCAGCTCATGTGCACCTTGGGCGTTCATCACTGCATCGTCTGGCCCGAGCACGCGGTGCAACAGCTGGTGCGCCAGCAAGTCGAAGGGGTAGCCCATGGCACGCATTGATTGGGTACGTCAACGCCTGGAAGCCTGGGCGCGTTGGGTGCGTGAGCGTGAGTCTGGATCGCTGGGCTACCCCAAGCGCTCAGCCTTCTTGCGCGTGGGCAGCGGGGCCATGGGCTCGCAGGCCCTGAGCGATTGTGACGCCAGCCTGACCGACACCGCTGTGCAGTCCCTGCGCTTCACCCACCCGCACCTGCACAAGACCTTGACCCATTACTATGTGCAAGGCCTCGACATCAAGCGCGTGGCCACACTCATGCACAAAGCCGAGTCCACCATCAAAGCCCACCTCGAAGCCTCAGACCACGCCCTGGCCCTTTGGTTCCACTTGAGGGAGCAGACCCAAGCCCAAGCCCGACAGGTGCATACGCGTGCATCTGGTGGCCTTGGCAGGGCATCCTGAGCGCACCACGGCAGGGGGTTTTACGACATAGACTTATCTGCTACATTTCAGTCACTTCTTAGAAATGCGTCCACCGAATGGCTTACCAAGGTTTTTCGCCAAAACTTAAACTGGCTCAGGCATTCTCAAGCGCGAAGTCCAGTCGTGATCCTAAGCAATTGGATGAGGCTGAAAAGACTCGAATAAAACAACTCAGCAAAGCGCGGCAAGCTGCTCGTATTGCTGAAAACATGGCTCAGCGTGCGCTGGTAGAGCTCCGTCGAACTCAATCCTGAGTTGGCTGGTAACGGTCTGCAGCTGTAGTCAAAGCCCCGCCACACTGCCCCGTGTCGGGGCTTTTCTATTTCTGCCCATGCTGTCTGCCCCCAAGCCCTGCGGTCACCCCGGCTGCGGGGCCTTGGTGCGAGACGGATCTGGCCGGTGCGCCAAGCACCCCAAACCCGCATGGGCAAAGAAGGTCACCACCACCAAACGCACTACTGGCCGCAAGCTGCAACGCATGCGCGCTGAGCTGTTCGCCCGTGCGCCACTCTGCGCCATGTGCGAAGCCGCTGGCCGCGTCACCCTGGCAACCCAGCGTGACCACATCAAGCCACTGGCCGAAGGTGGTGCCGACGATCAATCGAACGAACAAGGCCTGTGCGACGAGTGCCATGAGGGCAAGAGCCTTCAGGAACGCCTGCGCGGCCTGCGCCGGTCACGGTTCTGACCTGGCAGGGGAGGGGGAGGTCAAATCTCTGGCCCCCACCCCCGGAAACCGACCGGTTCCCCAAATTTTTACGTGCGCGGGTTTTGGAGGGGGGGGTACTCCCCGGCAAGGCCTGAAAACAACCAACCAACTGAAAGACCATGGGACTCCGAGGACCGCCGCCGAAACCTGCAGCGCTGAAGCTGCTTGAGGGGAATGCGGGGAAACGTGCGCTTGATTTGTCGGCTGGGGTCAACCCTCGTGTCGAGATCCCGGACGCGCCGCGCCACCTGAGCAAGGAAGCGCGCAAGGAGTGGAAGCGGATCACGCCGATCCTGGATGAGCTGGGGCTGATCAGCGGGCTCGACCGCACGGCGCTGGGTTTGTACTGCCAGGCGGTGGGCCGGTTGACCGAGTTGGAGATGGCTTTCAACGGCCAAGTGTCGCGCCTGGAAGAGGGCGGGGCCAGCTATGTCGACGCGGTTGCCAAGGCCAGCCAAAGCGAGACGCCAAGCGGCTACGTGCAGCAAAGCGTGATGACCCAGCTGATCAAAAACCACCGCGAGCAGGTCAACCGCTACCTGATGCACTTTGGCCTGAGCCCTGCAGCGCGTGCGCGGGTGCAGGCATCGAATTATGTGGACCCTACCATGTCGC